CCGCTTTACGGATGCGGAGGTAGATGAGCTACTGAGCGAGGCTGCGAACATCTATGCCGCCGCGGCTATCGGTTGGATGAGAAAAGCTGCTATGTTCCAGCGTGAAGCTGGACAAATTCAAAGCTATACGGTTGGTCAGGAGCGGTATGACCTGGCTAAAGCCAGTGAACTGCTGGAGTATGCTTTGAAGATGGCTGAAACCTACAGCCGCTTGGCCGCCAGCAGCATAGGCAGTGTGATTCTGAAATTCAAGCCGCCGGAGGTGTTGTGACATGGGCTTAGTAGCACTCCGGCGGCAACATACCAAATGGGCTATTCAGCAGAACCCGGTGAAAATAATTATTCATCGGACAGAGAAAATTGATATGGGTGGTTATTTCGACGAGGTGGAAAGTGAACATGGTCCTTATACAGTACGAATATTTCAAAAAGGCAGCAGGATACCGCAGGAAGTATCTACACTGGCCGGGACCAAACAAGTTGAAGCAGCTTGGGGGTTGTTGGCTGACCATGAAGCAGAGATAAAAGTTGGCACAAATGTGCTGGATGAATTTGAAGTGACAGACCTGGGCAAGTTCAAAGTGCTGGCTGTATACCCGCAGTTGGTACAGGGACAAATAGTTGGATATCAGGCAGACTTGGAGAAGGTGAGTTAAATGGCCTTTGGCGATCAAACAAGAGAGTATCTTGAAAGGAAAAAAGCGGGGTTGAATGCTCTGCTTTTAAACTGGGCTGGCACGATGGAGGGGTATGCCAAGGAGCATGCACCCTGGACAGACAGGACGAGTCACGCCCGGCAGAGCTTACACGGAGGCGTAGAATCAACAGGAGATGAGCTGGTCTTGTACCTTTCTCACGGCGTTGAATATGGAAAATGGCTTGAAATAGCTCACGGAGGAAACTACGCTATTGTAAGGCCTACGGTAGACGCTCATCTTTCTCGTATCAGGCAGACCGTAAAAGATTATTGGAGTGGTTAGAATGAGGGAAGCGATACGTCTACTGCTCGTAAACAATATGCCAGAAATTCAAGGTAGAGTATACGAACCGCACGCCGCAGGCCTGAACACTCCAAAGCCTTATCTAGTACTTAGAGAAGGTGTACAAGACCCGGAGGCGGACTGGGCAGCCTCCTCAACTGTAATCGAGGTGTGGCCTTACGTCAAGCGAACTACCTTCCGACAGGTGGATAGCCTGGCCAATGCCATTATCAACGCTTTACACCGGGCCAGATTCTCCCATGCCGGCGAGGAATATCTGGTTGACTACTTGGGCAGTGCCGGGCAGGACTATGTAGACGAAGAATGGGATGCTATCACCAGAGGCCTGCGCTTCCGGGTGTTTGCCTTAGGCTGGTTGAATGGGTTGACATTTGAACCCGATCCGGTGGCCGCACTGCAAAACTGGACAGCGGAAACATGGCCGGAAGTGCAAACGAATCCAGCAACATGGACACCAGCAGATATAACACCAGGGATATACTGGCGAATGGTACGGTTAGCACCGGTGGAAATTACAGCGGCGGTAAACTGGATGGAGGTCCAGATTAACGGGCACATTCTGGCCCCCAGTGCTTCGGTTCGATTGAGCTGGGTGCGGAAAGTTACGGAAGAGTTAGCAAAACAGCGCAGGCTAAAGATGATCGATGGCAGTCCTTTAGAACTGCTGCGTATTAGTACTGATAGCGAAGCAGACCCGATGAGGCGGGGACAGATACAGTTGACCGCCCGGTTTGGAGTGCCCCAACCGAAAGTACAGTATAAAATGTTAAAGAAAGCTGTTGCAAGCGGAGATATTGATATGGAGGTGGGACAGCTTGAGTAAGAAAAAGGAACCGGATAGGATGATTAGGACGATGACGGTTCAACAGCCGAAAGCACGTTACAGCCGTAGCGAACTCATGGCAGCGGCTTCTTCTTTTGGCGTGAAACCAGAAGTAGTGGCCGGAGCTTTGAAGCTGGCCGGCAAAGATACGATGACCAAGGCTGAAGCTGAAAAGGCAGTCAAAGACTTTTTGGAAAGGAAGGTGTAGCCTGAATGGCTGGTTCTGTTTTTCAGATAGGCGAACAAAAAATAAGGCCTGGCGTATACGTCCGGGTGACCAACATCGGCGAACCGCCGGAAGCCATTGTACCGCAAGGGATCGTGGCTGCTTTGTTCCGTGCTTCCTGGGGACCTTCGGGAGAAGTAATATATCTTGAAAATGCTGATTCAGTGATTAGTACATTTGGAAGCGCAGGTACAGTTGACACTGCAATAGAGGCATTCAGAGGTGGTTGTCGCAGAGTTGTAGCGTATAGACTTGGAACTGGCGGCGCAAAGGCATTATTAAATCTTCAGGACAGTGCATCTGTCAATGTAGTGAAAATCGAAGCTAAGTATGAAGGTGAAAGAGGTAATGACTTTGCGGTAACTATAAGAGATTCTCTCACTGACGCATCAAAGCGTGAGCTATTGCTTTACGAGGTGACAACCCTGCGACAGACGATTTCCTTCGCTAAAGGTAGTGACGAACCGCAAGCTTTGGTTGATGCTATAGCTGCTTCCAATAGTCCTTATATTACTGCAACAAAGATTGATGATGGTAGTGGTACATTAGCAACAATTACCCAACAGTCGCTTACTGGCGGACAAGACCCGACCGTAAACGGCGAAAGTTATAGCGCAGGACTATCAGCAATCGAAGCAATAGACTGGAACGTACTGGCAGTGGATACTGACGACACAGCAACCCATACTCTGGTACAAGCCTATATTGACCGTGCGAGAAACGAGGGTAAGAGAGTGCTAGGTGTAGTTGGCGAGCCTACCAGCGTTCCTCTTGCGACGAGGTTAGCCAATGCTAGGGATTTCAATGACCCGGCAATCATCTATGTTGCCAACGGTTTCAAGGGTAGTGACGGCGTAACCAGGGAGGGCTATAAGGCGGCTGCAAGAGTGGCCGGCATAGTTGCATCTGCGCAAATCACAGAATCCTTAACTCACTATGTTGTTCGGAATGCCACCGAGTTAGTTGGAGCGCTCACTAATGCGGAAATTGAACAGGCAATAAATAGCGGCGCTTTGGTGTTTACAATGTCGGCACAAAAGCAGGTGCATATCGAGTATGGCATCAACACCTTTGTAACACCTACCGCTAATATGGATGCTGGCTGGAAGAAAATTCGCCGTGTAAGGACGAGAGATAACCTGATGGACCGTATAGCTGCAGCTTGGGACCCGCTCATCGGGAAGATTAATAACAATTCGGATGGACGGGCGACACTGATTGCTGCTGCACAAGGAATCATCAACCGGATGATTGCCGAAGGTGCCTTGTTACAGGGTTCCATCTTCGAGGACCCGAACAACCCGCCGGCGGGAGACTCGGCGTGGTTTATGGTACAGGTGGATGACCTTGACTCCGCTGAAAAGGTTTACATCACCTTCCAATTCCGGTTTGCATCGCCGGTAGAAAACCAGTAATGGAGGTGTTTTAGATGGCTGATGGACGCTATGTTTTCAGAGATTGCGTGCCTGATGGGGCTATAGACATTGCCAATGTGACTTCGGGGGACATTATTAACCGTTCCTGGTCTTTCCGAGTAAATTCACCGCCTGAACTTCAAGAACTGCTGGACAGCGGTACCTTTGACCCAAGGAATATTCTTAGGGGTTATAACGGGGAACTGTATGATGGCGATGGAAACTTTTTGGCTGAAGTAAATCAATGGCAGGCTCAAATAAACTACACCAATACTGATTATCAGCCTGCCGGTAGCAAACTTACTTGGGCAGTTCCGCAGAGTTACACGGTAACCTTAACGTTCACCGAAACCGTAATCCGGGATGCTCGGTTGCTTCAGAAAGTTATTGCCGGCCTACGCAACAATGCTCCTGATGCGGTGCTAAACTTCATGGGTGTACTCCGCGCACCTAACAGATAATGGAGGGATAACATGAGCGAAGAAAAAAAGGATTATTTGATCCAAAACGAAGATACCATCCTCCGGGACGTGGGTGGCGTCCTGGAAGCGATGGAAACAATCATTGAGTATAAAGTCTTTGAAGTGATCCGGGACGGTAAAAAACTGTTTTCCTTCCGGGTTCGAGGGCTTGATGACAGCGAGTTTGAAAAATGCCGAGACCAGGCCACAAAAGTGGCCAAAGACCGTAGGTTGGGCAATCTGGCCGTGCCGCGGGAGTTCAATTCGGCAAAGTTCAACAGCCTGGTAGTTTATACAGCTACCCATCCTGATGACAAAAAGGCGATCTGGGACAATAAAGACCTCTGGGCAAAAGCAGACGTAGTCACGGGATGGCAGTTGGTGGACAAGGTCCTTAAACGGGGAGAAAAAGAAAAGTGCATTGAGCTTATTGAAAGCCTTAGTGGTTACGCCGATGAGGACGCCGAAAGCACAGAGGAAACCCTAAAAAACTCATAAAAGCAGGAGGGAAGGCCGCACTGTTGCATCACATTTTTCAGCGGCAAGGCATTCCTCCTGATGAGTTTTATGCCAAGCCCTGCAAAGTTAGGGCTTTTATGCTGGCTTCTATGATGGTACAACTGGAGGCCGAAGATGAACAAGTAAGAGAAATAGAGAGGAGGGCGGACCATGGCCGGCGGTGAGATATACCGTGTTGAAATACCGATTATAGTTGATGACCAGAGCGAAGCTCCTCTCACAAAAGCCCGGGAAAGGGTAAATAAATTTGAACAAGCTGCACAAAAAACCAATCAGAGTATACAACGTATGGCCATGACTGATTACCGGCTGCGGCTGTCGGTACTCGATAAGGCAGCACCCGTCCTGGACAAAGTTGGTCGGACGTTAAAAACCATGACCACCAAGGCTTGGAACGTGACAGTAAGCGTCAAGGACAAGGTTACTGGCTTTTTTGGCAGAATCGGACGGATGTTAACAACGCCCTTGGGCCTTATTGGTATGGGAGGACTGACCTTAGGCCCTACGGCATTAATAGGCAGCGCAATTAAGATTGCCGGCGAATTTGAGCAGGCAATGGCTAACGTACAGTCTGTAGCCGGAGCTAGCCGAGAAGAAATGGCACGTCTGAGGGAAGCCGCCGCCAAAGCCGGTAGAGAGACCGTGTTTAAAGCGTCCGAAGCGGCAGACGCGCTTTATTATCTTGCCCTTGCTGGGTTTAGTGTAAATCAACAGATTGACGCTTTAAGCGGAACACTTGCATTGGCGGCTGCTACGCAATCTGATTTGGCGTTTACTTCTGAAACAATTGCCTCCACTATATCAGCCTTTGGCTTGGAGGCAGAAGAAGCCGATCGGGTAGCTAATGTATTCGCAGCGACCATCGGTAGTAGCCAGGCTTCTATGGACAAATTAGCCCAATCCATGCGTTACGCCGGTCCTGCTGCAGCTGGGTTCGGGCGTAGTCTGGAAGAAACTGCAGCAACACTAGCCTTGTTCTACAACATGGGCCTTACAGGAGAAATGGCCGGGACAAGATTTAGAACGGCATTGTCGGCATTGGCGCACCCGACTGGGGATACAAAGAACGCTTTGGCAGAGTTAGGAATAAAAGCTTCTCAAGTCAATCCGGCAATACACTCTTTGGCTGATATAATTGACTTGTTAAAGGATAAAGGCGTCGATACGGCTATGGCTATGCGTATATTTGGCCAGGAGACTGGCCCTGCAATGGCTAGCCTTATTGCACTGGGTGGTAATGCATTGCGAGATATGGAGCGACAAATAACCGGCACAAATAAGGCCTTAGAGATGCAGGAAATACAGTTGGATACGTTAATGGGAGTACAAAAAGAGCTCCAATCTGTATGGGAAGCAGTAAATATCACACTAGGTACCCAATCTATTCCTGGACTGCGGCGGTTGGTAGAATGGTTTAAGCAGGCTATAGGAAATTCAGAAGAGCTGGCCAAAAAGATAGGGGACAAACTCAACCGTGCTTTCGAATGGCTTGCGGATATATTGGAAAGCCCTGAATTTAGAGAGGCTACTTTTGCAGATAAAATCAAAATTCTATTTACTGCTGCTATTGACGAAATAAGCGTATGGCTGGGGGGCTCCGGAAAGGAACAATTATCAAAAGTATTCATGAATCTTGGGGAGGCAAGTGTAAAGGCCTATATATCCGGGATGAAAGCTCTCGGTCAGCGTGCAATACAAGAATTAAAACAAGGAAACGTTGCCGGAGCTGCCGTTCCCGCTGCGGCTATGTGGCTCCTTGGCGGCGGTGCGTTGGCAA